AGAAAACTACCTCAAAATAAGAAAAGCGGTGGCAAGGTCTACTCGCGTGGCTCAAGAAAGGCAAAGTATAATGGCTAAAAAACCCGGATTATACGCTAATATTAATGCGAAACGTAAACGTATTGCTGCTGGTTCTGGTGAAAAGATGAGGAAACCGGGAGCAAAAGGCGCACCTACTGCCAAGCAATTCAAACGTGCTGCTAAAACAGCAAAGAAAAAGCGTAAATAGTGCCTCAAAAACCTATAGCACGTAACAAAAAGAACTACCGTCCTACGAAAAAGGGTGCAGGAATGACTCGCGCTGGCGTAAAAGCACACCGTAGAGCAAATCCGGGCAGTAAATTAAAGACAGCAGTAACGGGAAAGGTAAAACCGGGAAGTAAGGCCGCAAAAAGGCGTAAATCATACTGTGCAAGAAGCGCAGGACAGATGAAAAAGTTTCCAAAAGCTGCAAAAGACCCTAATTCACGGATACGGCAAGCTCGAAAAAGGTGGAAATGCTAAAAATCTGCTACAATGAGCATAATTTCCTATGACAGCTACAGCAAATACAAAAAAACAAAGGGGAAGACCACCTTTAAAGCCCGGAGAAAAGGGACGTTACCAGTATTCAAAGGTTCAAAAAAAGAAAGTAAGCGAGCGCCGAAAGATCGCCTCTCAGAAGAAGATATTAGAGCAATCAGAGAAGAAATTAGCGAATCTGAACAATCAAGCGGAAGCGTTGAAGAAATCGGATCAGATCGCTGGAAAAGGTGGAGTCGTAGATGATAGGACTATTGCTTCCCTACCTGCCCAAGTCAGAAATCAACTACAGGAAGACACAGAACTTATCTTCAGACCCAACGAAGGTCCGCAAACGGACTTTTTGGCATCTCCTGAAAAAGAAGTTTTGTATGGTGGCGCAGCAGGTGGTGGAAAATCTTACGCGATGTTGGTTGATCTGTTGCGATATGCGGATAATCCAAACCATAAGGCGCTTCTTTTAAGACGAACACTTGCAGAATTGACTGAACTTATCGAACAGTCACGCAAACTTTATCCTCGCGCTTTTAACGGCGCAGTATTTCGAGAATCAAAATCAACGTGGATATTTCCAAGCGGAGCTACAGCACTTTTTAGCTACGTAGATAAAGACCACGATGTTACAAGGTATCAAGGACAAGCATTTACATGGATTGGCGTCGATGAATTGGGACATTATCCCACCCCCTATGTTTGGACTTACCTTCGTAGCCGACTCAGAACCACCGACCCCTCGTTGGAAACGTATATGCGAGCTTCTGCGAATCCGGGTGGTTCAGGTGGTTGGTGGATTAAAAAAATGTTTATTGATCCGTGTCCACCAAATACGCCGTTTTGGGCAGTCGATCCCGACACGGGACGAACATTAAAAAATCCAAAGACACAACAACCACTCTTTCAGCGCAGATTTATACCAGCAAGACTTACGGACAATCCCTACTTAGCGGAGTCTGGTGAATATGAGGCAATGCTTCTTAGTCTACCAGAAGTAGAACGTAGACGGCTTCTAGAGGGCGATTGGGACGTAGCAGAGGGAGCGGCATTTAGTGAATTTGATAGGTCTGTACATGTTGTTGAACCTTTTGAGATTCCATACAATTGGCCCCGTATACGCGCAATGGATTATGGATATAGCAGTCCTTCTTGTGTTCTTTGGGGCGCTGTAGATTGGGACAACAACATCTGGATATATCGAGAGCTTTACGAAAAGGGTCACACCGGAGAAAGTATTGCAGACCTTATTATGTCTTTAGAATATGACGATCCTCAAATGACACAATCAGTTTTAGATGGTTCTTGTTGGTCAAGACATGGCACGGGACCAAGCATAGCAGAGTCAATGATCCGTAGAGGTACACGTTTTGTGCCAGCGGATAGAAATCGCATAGCTGGGAAAATCGAACTCCACCGTAGACTTGCGTTAAAAAATGGAGAAGAACCCGGTTTACGAATCTTTGGTACTTGTACTAATCTTGTACGTACACTGCCTACACTTCCACTTTCCAAAACACAATCGGAAGATGTGGATACAAAGGCAGAGGATCATGCGTACGATGCGTTACGGTACATGTGCATGACTCGTCAGACTGGCTATGCTACCAGTTCTATGTTTCATTCGATTAAACAGCAAGAAAGCTATCAACCAGTTAACTCAACATTTGGATATTAAAAAAACCTCTACACATGGCACAAAAACCCTTTATAGAATCCCCACAAACAGGCCCATCTGTTCGACAGTCTTTTGAAGATTATATTAAATCTCGAAAAATGCAAAAAGATACTAAAGGTCAACAATGGGGAGCAGAGAAAGAATACCGTATTAGTTTAGAATTAATTGAAGATGCGGGTATTAATGTTGACACTACAACTCTTAAAGAATTTAATAGTGAAGAAAATATTGAAAAGGTAATGACAAACGAGCGTCTTCTTAAAGGAGAAAACACTTTAAAGGGAGACAGAAAATTTGGAACAGGAAACGTCAGAGATTTAGGAAACCATATTCAAACAGTAATTAATAATTTAATAGGAAAAGGAGAATCAAATTCTTTAACTACTTGGAATACAAGAAATAAAGGAAGAATTAATCCTTTTGATGACGGAACAGATAAAAGACCATTTAAAACTTTAGGTTTTGACTTAACAAATCGTGACATACCCGGTCAAATTAAAACTGCACCAGATGCAGTTATGCTTAAAACGTTTCGAGATACCCTAAACGATATTCAGGATATAGAAGTAGGACAAAAGAAAAAAATCATACCTGCGAAAATTGTAAAAGCTCACATGCTTTTATCTGTAATTACAGGTATGCGATTATCAGACGTAAACGCTCTTGTATCTCAAATAAACCCCACACAAGAACAACTTGAAGCTACAGACTCTGTAAAGACATTTCTTCGTTCTGATGATTATAGTATGGTTATTAATAATAAAGGAAAACTTACAGAGTACGCTTTAACTCCTACTTTATATAGTATTCTTTTTGATGCGGTTAAATCTTCAAGTGGTGAGAAAGTTTTTCCAAGTCCAAAAAAAATAGAAGAAACGTATTTAAGTATTATTCAAGATAAACTAAAGCAAACTAGATATCCTAATATTAAACAAGTAACCAAAACTGGTGTTTTAAAAAATATTTCGCTAACACATAATGTTTTAAGAAAATTTGCTTATTCTCTTGTATCACGCACTCCTGAAGCAGAGGGTGGTGGAGTTGCTAACGCTAATGCCCTTATTCAACACCTAGAAAAAGGCAGGACTATAGGAGAAACGACATATCTGGCAGGTACTTTAGGAGAGTTTCAAACAACACAAGCAACAACCGGACAGTCTGTTTTTTTACGAAAATTTTTATCGGATATTACGCCCGTCGAGTTTTTAACTCAGCAAGGTTTTAACACTGCAAACTTTGTTTCAGAATTGTATGACGTAACAAATGAAGCAGACATGAAAGCTTTGGGAGAAAAGGCAAAGTTAACTGTAGCAGAACGCGCAGCGTACCAAGTTCGTTTAGATGAGTTAGAAATGGATGCGGAAACAAAAGCAAAAGTACAATCCTCATTTCCTACTCAACAATCATTCGATATGTTTATGCAGGGATACAGCCCTGATGGAGAGTTTGACGCAGATGATGTTAAAGAAGCTTTATCTGCACAAGAAGCACAAAGAGTACAAGCTTCGCAAGTAGCTGCACAACCAAAAATAGAAGCACCTGTAGAACCAGAACGAGATTTAACATCGTTAAAAGAAGGTCTTACCGATACATCTTCCGAGCCTACTCTTTCTCGTCAAGAAGGTCGTGATAAAATGGGAGACTTTCTTAGAGGTCTATCAGAAGCAGCAAAGAAAACAGGTCCAAAACTTGTCGCTGGTGCAGCAACAGGATTAGGTTTAGCAGCAACTGTAGCAGAAGAAGCCCTTGCCGCAACTCCTGCAGCATTTGCAGAAGCTAGAGAAAGACCCGCTCCTTCGACTGTTAGACAAGCAGACTATTTGGAAAGTATGCCTGTACCAAGAACAAGTGAAGCAGATACACCCCAAAGACTTATGGGTGATGAAGATCGTTTCATAGCACAGGCTACGGATGAAGGTGGAATGCAGTATCTTGATAATTTAGAGGAAACGTATCAAAGACGAGTAGAAGCAGAACAACCTGCGATATCTACAGGAATTATGAGAGACAGCGGCATTACGGAACTTGATCCACGCTCTATAAATGAAGAACAGCTAGATAAGATTAGGGCTGCACGAAGAGATTTACAATCACAAGCTGCAGAATTATTTAATCGTTAATTGACAACTTACAAAAGGAAACTATATTATGCCTACAGGAAATACCCAAATGTACGGTGCAGGATACATCGAAAAACAAATGGCAAAACAGGGTGAAACCTCTGATGTAAACGAGTCGGCACTGTACCGTGAAAAGCTAGAGTTTGATACTAAAATTAAAAATAACTACCCTTTAACTGAAGACTTTCCTTCAGAAGCAGGAAGCAAACACATGGACGCTAACGTTCTTGGTAAAATGGCAGCAAGTTCGCCACACAGTTAATTTTGAAATACTTAACGAAAGTTGCATTTAAATGAAGCAAGAAGACAAGTATGAACTTGTTGGAACCATTCAGTCTCGTTTTGAAGATGCTGAAACTGGAAGGCTTCCTGACGAAGAGAGATGGCTACAAGCTTATAAGAATTATCGTGGTATCTACGATTCTTCAACACAGTATCGTGAAAATGAGCGAAGTCAAGTTTTTATTAAGATTACAAAAACAAAAGTTCTTGCCGCTTACGGTCAGATCGTAGACATTCTTTTTTCGCAAAATAAGTTTCCCATTTCAGTTGAGTCTACTCCAGTACCGGAAGGTATTGTAGAATTTGCTCACCTGTCTAAAAATCCTCAACAACCGGAAGAAGAAGAAGAAATCGACCCGATAGGTTTTCCGGGTGACGGTAGAGAACTTCCTCCCGGTGCTACAGAAGCTACACCGCCTTTGGGTGGAATGGCTGATCGTTATGAGGGTGCAAATCTAGAAGAAGGTCCATCAAGAGCAGGAGAGCCGCAAGTTTCTCCAGCTAGAGAAGCTGCACGTTTTCTCGAAAAGTGTATGCAAGATCAGCTTTTAGATACAAATGCTGTAACTGTTATGCGTCACGCTTTGTTTGAATGTGCTTTGTTAGGCACAGGAATTATTAAAGGACCATTTAACTACAACAAGACTGTACATAACTGGTCTATAAATGAAGAAACAGAAGAAAAGATTTACGCACCGTACGAAAAGTCTGTGCCTCGTATTGAGTCTGTAAGTTGTTGGGATTTTTATCCTGATCCTTCTGCTACATCTACACACGATTGCGAATACGCTATTCAGCGTCACAGATTTAATCGTGAGCAACTGTTTGATTTATTAAACCGACCTTTGTTTGACAAAGATGCTATTGAAGCAGTTTTGGAAGAAGGACCAAACTATGAAGAACGTTATTTTGAAAGCACTCTCTATAATAACGAAAAAGATACTCAAAATGAAAAGTATCGTTATGAAGTGTTGGAGTACTGGGGTATCATGGATACGAACAGTGCTGAAGACGCTGGTCTTGAAATACCAGCAGATGCGGGACCGTCTATTCAGGTAAACGCTTGGATTTGTGGCAACCATATTCTTCGTATTGTATCTAATCCATTCTTGCCTACACGGCTTCCATTTTATTCATTTCCTTTTGAACTTAACCCATATCAAATCTTTGGTGTAGGTGTAGCTGAAAATATGGAAGATAGCCAGCTTCTAATGAACGGACATGTTCGTATGGCTATTGATAACCTAGCTCTTGCTGGTAATCTTGTATTTGACATAGATGAAACGCAACTGGTTCCCGGCCAATCGTACGATGTATATCCCGGCAAGGTCTTTCGTAGGCAGTCTGGCGTAACGGGAACAGCAATAAATGGAATTAAGTTTCCTAATACTGCTGGAGAAAATATACAAATGTACGATAAGGCCCGACAGCTTGCAGACGAGCAGACGGGTATTCCAAGTATTACGCACGGTCAAACAGGCGTAACTGGCACTGGACGAACAGCAGCAGGTCTAAGTATGCTTATGTCTAGTGCAGGTTTAAGCATTAAAACAGTAATTAAAAATATTGATGACTTTCTTCTCAAGCCAATGGGTGAGGCGTTTTTTCAGTGGAACATGCAGTTTAATGATAACATGACTGAAATATACGGTGATCTTGAGATTAAGCCTCGCGGAACAAGCGCAGTCATACAAAAAGAAGTAAGAAGTCAACGCTTGACTGCACTGTTACAAACAGTAGCAAACCCGATGCTTGCTCCGTTTATTAAGATTCCAAATCTAGTACG